ATTGTTGAAGGATTCATTCAGCTAGAGACCAGTTCTTATCCTAAAGTATGGACCGATCGTATGCTTATCAGATATGCCACGGCGCTTATCAAAAAGCAATGGGGCAATAATATGAAGAAGTTTGCCGGTATGCAGCTTCCGGGTGGTATAACAATGAATGGTCAGCAAATATATGAAGAAGCTGTTACTGAGATCAAAGAAATTGAAGATTTGATCCGTAATACTTATGAAGAACCACCACAGTTCATGATCGGATAATCCATTGCCAGTATCACATTACTTCAATAACTTCAGCATAGGTAGCACAGGTGAACAACGTCTTTTTGAAGATGTTATAGTCGAGTCAATCAAAATTATGGGTCACGATGTACAATACATTCCTCGCGACTCATATAATGGTATAGACGAAATTTGGGGAGAGAGCATTAATGCTAAGTTTACTCGCGCATACACAATTGAATCATATATTGCAAACGTTGAAGGTTATGAAGGTGATGGCGATTTCTTCTCTAAGTTCGGTCTTGATATTCGCGACACAACAAATCTTGTTATTTCTGCTAGATCATTCCAAAAATATATTCCTTCAAACATTGCAGCGCGACCACGTGAAGGTGATCTAATTTACGTACCTGTAATGAAGAAGCTATTTGAAATCAAGTTTGTCGAAGAAGAACTATTATTCTTTACAGCAGGTAAACGTGATCCGTATATCTACGAACTTCGTTGTGACCTGTTCAGATATAGTAGCGAATCAATTGATACCGGTATGAGTGAAATTGATGAAGTTGAAAAAGACAATGCATATTCTATAAGTATTAACGTACCAATTGGCTCTCAAACATATTATACTGATGAGCTTGTTTATCAGGGATCTAATGTTGCATTTGCTGCTGCTAAGGGTACAGTTAAGACATACGATATAGAAACTGGTAAATTAGAACTATATAATATTACTGGAGTTTTCACAGCTAATGTGCCAATTCGAGGTGTAACGTCCAATACTACTAAGACTGTTGCAACTACGGATGATATTGGTGACTTCACATACTATGATCTGTCAGACAATAGACCTATTCAAACTGACGCTGATGCGATTATGATTACAACAGAACAAAATCCATTTGGAATGCCATAATGCTATCAGGATCACATTTTTACTATCAGCTAACACGTAAGTATGTTGTCATCTTTGGCAACATCTTCAATAATATTTCGCTTATCCGCAAAGATAAAGACACAGGAAAAGAAATAGATCGAATTAAGGTTCCAATCATCTATGGGCCAAAAGAGAAGTACGTTACTCGTATTGAACAAGATCCAGATCTACAAAAAGAAGTTGCGCTAACACTTCCGCGCATGTCTTATGAGATTACGGGAATGAACTATGATGCAGCCCGTAAGCAGAACTCACTTTTAAGACAAGCAAAAGATAATACATCTACGCGAGTTAAATCACAGTACATGGGCGTTCCTTACGACTTTTCGTTTGAACTTTCCATTTATTCTAAAAACATAGATGATGCAAATCATATTCTAGAACAGATTCTTCCATATTTTAATCCAGACTATACGGTATCTATTATACCTATTCCTGAAATGGGATATATCAAAGACGTTCCTATTGTCCTTGATACAGTATCGACCAGCGCGCAGTATGAAGGCAATTATGATGCTGTTCGTTATGTGACCACAACATTGACGTTTACAATGAAGGGATACTTCTGGGGTCCTGTTGCAGATCCAAAACTCATTCGCAAGGTCATTGCCAATATCTACAACGAGGGTGGTATGCAAAGCGCATACATTTCTCGTATCAATACATCATCAGGCAACGGCGGCAAGTTTATTATAGACGATGTTGTGTATCAAGGCGGAAACTACAACTCTGCAAGAGCTTACGGTTCTGTACTAGAATGGGAAGCAGATACCGGAAAATTAATGCTTGGTGGTGTACAAGGTCAATTTAAAGTAGGTGAGCAGATTCGAGCACTTTCATCCAATGCTGTTTATAGTATTGCAAGCTTCGACATATCACCTCTTAAGGTTGTAAAGATCACTATTGAACCTGATCCTATTAACGCTAATCCAAATAGTGATTACGGATACACAACAGACATTCAAGAATTTCCCAACATTGACTAGTAGGACATAGACTATGAAAACAGATAAATTTTTATCTGAAGCTTTAGGAATTGAGCATCACGTTATATTGCCAACTAAAGTTGAAGTGATTGAACCAGAAATCATCAATACTCCACATGAAGAGGATGATTCGAAAGCAGATTACAATCTTTCACGCAAAACATTCCGTGATCTTATCACAAAAGGTAATGGTGCAATTGAAGAGTTAACTGATCTCGCAAAAGAATCTGAAAGTCCTAGAGCGTATGAGGTACTTGCTACACTCATGAAAACAGTATCCGATGCCACTAAAGACCTCTATGATCTACAGAAAAAAACAAAAGAGCTTAAAAAGATGGACGGTGTTGAGAAGCCCGCAGACAATATCACAGTTGAGAAAGCTGTATTTGTAGGCAGTACTGCCGACTTGTTAAAAAAAATTAAGGAAAAGAAAGATGAAAACTTTTAAACAGTTTTTAGAAGAAGCTGCTAGGTTTAAAAAGAAAAAAGGCGAAAGTTCGCAAGTGCTTTTTCATGCCTCAGAAAATAAATTTGATGCTTCAGAGATAAAACCTATGCAGCATTTTGGTACATCTCAAGCTGCAAGAGCAAGAATAAGAGATCAATACCGTGATGGTCCAGATTATGATAGCAAAACCAAAAGAGTCAAAGCAAATGTTATGGCTTACAGAGCCAAATTGAACCCCAAAAAAGGTTTAGAGATAGATGATCATGGAGAAAATCATGATCCTATTTCAGTCATAGATTCCCTACATAGAAGAAAACATATTACCAAAAGAGAACATACTGATTTGGAAAAAAAGATAAGAGATGCAGGATATTTGGAATCTAATGATTACGAAAAACCATACCAGCATGTAACATCATTTCTAAAGAAAAAAGGTATAGATCATCTTCATTACACAAACAGAGTAGAAGATAGCAAATCTGAATCTAAATCATATATGATAGTTGACCCAAAAACAAGTCTCAGACCTATTTTTCAAAAGAAAAAAGGTATAGTGAATGTTAGGAGAACAGAAAGATGAAGACGTTTAAACAGTTTTTAAAAGAATCATCTTCTCCACTATCCCAATGGAAAAATAAAGAACCTGCAAAATACGCAGAACATTTACAAAAAACTTTTGGTCAACCAGATGAGTTAACATCAAATAGAGCTATTTGGCATGATGTTGATGGATTTAAAAGAGTTGAAGTTTTGGATGAATACATTCTACACTCTTCTCCTGTTCCACACTATGACTACGTTTATTCATATGTTGATCTTAAAGTTCCACATGAACTGTCAAATGTGTTAGCTGATAGTAGCGAAAGTATATTGCTTGACCATCTTAAAGGTGAAGTAGGAGCAAGATGTGCTAGTCTTAGTGCCAACGCTGTGACAATACAATACGTTTTAGATGTAGTTGAAGGTAATGTTAAACCTAGTAAAGAAGAATATGAATCGCGTATCAAGTCGATGAAAGCAATGTTTAAGAGTGGTAAAAGATATGAACTTGATTGGTGGCCAGACGTTACAAACGATACCGATCCAAAGAATCCATATTACAAATAATGACCAAAGGGTATAATAATAACCCAAATCTTCCACGCGAAGATTTTAAACATGCTTTTACTCAAAAAGAAATGGATGAGTTTATAAAGTGTGCGGATGATCCCGTATACTTTGCTGTGACTTATATGAAAATCATTAACGTTGATCGCGGTCTTATTCCATTTGAGATGTGGGATTTCCAGAAAGAAATGCTTTTGAACTTCCACAACAACCGATTCTCTATTTGTAAACTCCCGCGTCAGGTTGGCAAAACCACAACATCTGTTGCATATTTGCTACACTACATACTTTTCAATGAGAGCGTAAACGTAGCTGTTCTAGCTAACAAGTCTGCGATGGCCAGAGAAATCTTAGGCAGACTTCAACTGGCTTTTGAATACTTGCCTCGTTTTCTACAGCAAGGCGTAAAAGAATGGAACAAAGGTTCTATTGAACTAGCCAACGGCTCACGTATTATGGCCGATTCTACATCTGGTTCATCTATTCGTGGTCGTTCGTTCAACATTGTGTTTTTGGACGAGTTTGCGTTCGTTCCTGAAAATATTGCTGAAGCATTTTTCATGTCCACATATCCTACAATTTCTTCTGGTAAGTCTACAAAGGTCATCATCGTATCCACACCTAATGGACTGAACCTGTTTTACAAGATGTGGTTTAAGGCTACATCCGATGATCCTGATCTCAAATCAGAATATGTTCCAATTGAGATCCACTGGAGTATGGTGCCAGGACGCGATGAAGATTGGAAACGACAGACGATTGCCAACACATCTGAAGATCAATTCCGTCAAGAGTTTGAATG